GAAAAATCAATCCTTGACAAACTAGGAGAAAAAAGTATAAATTGGGAGTATCTCGGAAACAACTATAATAACGAGATAAATCGAATAACTTATGAGGAGGTTATTGATGATACAAGACCTATACAAACAAAAAAGGTCCTTGGAGTTGAAGTGGGAACAGGAGCATATTGACAACAATAGATATACTCTTGAAATGGTCAGAATTGATGACAAAGTTAAACAAGTCATTACTGAGATCAAGCTGGAAGAAGCAGCTATTGCTCACAGACAGAATAGCGTTGAAGGCGCTGCTCCACAAGTTTCTGTAGCTACTTAAGACACAAAGCTACATCGCTGAAATCGCACTTTTATTACGGGCTCTCTTGCACTCTACTAAAAACTAGTATACAAATAACTCACTATACATAAAACAATTTTAGATGTAGACGCGTATAGTCGACAACCCCTAGGGACTACATTTATTATATTCTAGGAGGAATATTAACATGGCAAATACTACATTTAGCGGACCGGTAAGATCAGAAGCAGGTTTTCAAGTCGCTACAAAAAACAATACAACAGGTGCTTTTACAACTAGATACAGTTCAGCTTTACCAGATTACACTGGTTTAACTGCTGCAGCTTTAGCAACAGGAGCAGCTATTACTTTAGTCAACAATCAAATTAACACTGTTAACTACACAGGTGCTGCCGTAGCTGGTGTAACTTTACCAGCAGCAACAGCAGGTGATGTTTGTGTTTATGTACAATCAGTAGATACAACAGGTGGTGTTAACGCATTAACTCTTAACGCAGCTGGAACAGATGTTTGGGCTACAGGTTCTGTAATAGAATCAAGAGCAGGTGGAGCAGTAACTCACGATATATCAACAGCAGGTGAAACTGCATTGGTTTTCACACCAGCAGCCGCAGCTACAAATCTTTTAACTACTGGTGGAACAATTGCTTTTATTTGTTACACAACAGGTACTTGGAATATTGCATATAAACTAGGTGGAGCAGCTGATGCTACAACTGGTGCATTTGCATTTGGAGCATAATAATTAATTTAGTGTGGGCTTCGGCCCACACAAATTTAAGGAGATTTAAATATGTCAATAACATCAAAAGTTAGACAATCAGTAGTTCTTACAGCTGATGGCCAAGTACAGAAATTAATTTCTGGTTCAGCAGCTAATATTGGAAGTGCAAACATTTTATCTGTATTTGCACAGTGTACGGCAGCTGATGGTGAAATTAAACTTTATAATGAAGTAGGCGCTGCTAAAACAGCAGGCAAATTAATATTTCATGGTAAGTTTGGTACAGCAGCTAATCAAGTAGAGCAATTTAAAATACCAGCATCTGGTATATATGCTTCTGACGGAATATATGCAGATCTAACTAACGTAGATTTTTTTTATATAATCGGAACTTTTTAGGGGTAGCCAATGGCTAATACTACTTCACAGTCCTACAGTTTTGACCAGGACTTTTCAATTGATGAAATCATTGCAGATGCGTATGAACGTATTGGTTTAGTAGGCACAGCTGGTCATCAATTAAAAACTGCAAGAAGATCTTTAAATATATTATTTCAAGAATGGGGTAATAGAGGAATACATTTTTGGGAAGTAGGAAACACTAATATTAATTTAGTAGCAGGTTCAACAACTAACGTTGATGCTACAGCTGAAGGATCTGGTGTATATACTTTTTACAGAAATTCTACAGATGTACCTGGAGGTGGGGAACCACCACAAGCTACAACTGTTCCTGTTGCTAACGTTTATGGTATTTCAGATATTTTAAATGTTACATATAGACAAAATTATAATACAACAAATCAATCAGACACAGGTTTAACTAAAGTTGCAAGAGACGCTTATTCAGCAACAGCTAACAAAGCATCTAATGGAACTCCTTCACAATTTTGGGTACAAAGATTTATAGATAAAGTTACACTTACTATTTATCCTTTACCTAACGCAACTGCTGCATCAAACTTTTTAAATGTTTATTACGTAAAAAGAATTCAAGATGCAGGAGCTTATACTAACTCAGGTGATGCACCTTTTAGATTTGTACCATGTATGATTTCAGGATTATCTTATTACTTATCTATGAAGTTTGCACCACAAAGAACACAGGAGATGAAGTTGTTGTACGAGGATGAACTTGCTAGAGCATTATCTGAAGATGGTTCTGCAGCTAGCACATTTATTACTCCGAAGACATACTATCCAAATATATAATGGCTAGATTTGCAAAAGGTAGTAGAGCATTAGCGATCTCTGATAGATCAGGTGCAGCTTTTCCATATAGAGAAATGGTAAAAGAATGGACCGGAGCTTTAGTACATGTTTCAGAATTTGAACCTAAACAACCACAACTAGAACCACATCCAGTAGGAGCTGATCCACAAGGATTAAAAAATGCAAGACCTGCAAGAGTTGAGTTTCCAGTACAAGATATTTTACCTAACAATCCATTTACCACAACAGGTGGCTCTCAAACTTTAAGTGTATCTTATCCTTCTAATCAAATTAACGAAGGAACATCTTATGTTAGATTCCAATCTGTTAAAGAAATAGTGGGAGGTGTTGCAATTGCAACTTTAGAATTATCTACAACATTAAATGGAGCTATAAATGATGTAGTAACTTCTATTGATTTAGTTGATGCTTCACAGTTTCCAACAAGTGGTTTTTTTATGATTGAAAAAGTAAATGTTCAAACCGGTAAATTTGATAATGAAGTTATTCAATATACAGGTAAAAATGTAAATCAATTAACAGGCTGTTCTACGTCCAGCGCACCTTTTAGAGGGGTTACTCCACCAACAACAACAGCGAGTAGTCACCCGAACGGAGCTAAAGTTTTTGGATGTTATCTTGCGACAGCCGTTGCAACTACTGTAGAAGTTGGTCCTACACTACCAAATGGAACACAAGCAACAGAACAACAATTTAATTCTATAACAGTTCCTTTAGTAAATGCAGCAGGTAGTTCAGAAACAGGAGGCGGTTTTCAGTGTACAATTGGACCGTTAAATGATAGAGCTTAATTATGGCTGGATATACATACGCAGATTTAACAACAGATATTAGAAACTACACAGAAGTAGATGCTAACGTATTTACTGCTGCTGTTATAAATAGATTTTTAGAAAACGCAGAACATAGAATTAATTTAGATATACCAATGGACTCAGACAGAGTTCAAGCAGAAGCACAATTTGCACAAAATTTTAATAGTATTACAGTTCCTACAAAAGCTTTATTTGTAAGAGGTGTACAAGTATTTAATTCAACAACAGCTACTACAGAACAAGGCTTTTGGTTGGAAAGACGAGATCAAACTTTTATTACTGAATACGTGGGTGAAGCTACAGGACCTTCTGGAGGTCAAGCAGCACAGAATGTAAAAGGTTTACCTAAATACTATTCTATGTTTGGTGGTGCTACAACAGGAACTGATACTGCTACTTCAGGAGCTATATTTGTTGCTCCTACACCAGATCAAAATTATAAATATATTATTCATTATAATGCTCAACCAACGGGTTTAGAGACTAATACCTCTGGAACTTATGTAAGTAATTATTTCCCACAAGGGTTATTATATGCATGTTTAGTAGAAGCATTTATGTTTTTAAAAGGTCCAACAGACATGTTGACACTATATGAAAATAGATATAAAACTGAACTACAAAAGTTTGCAGCAATGCAAGTGGGAAGAAGAAGACGAGACGATTACACGGATGGAACAATAAGAATACCAATCGAGTCAGCGCCTCAGTAATTAGGAGAAAAAATTTATGGCAATATCATCAGCAATTTGTAACAGCTTTAAACAAGAAATTTTAGTTGGTACACATAATTTCACAGCATCATCTGGAAACTCTTTTAAAATAGCTTTATACACAAGTTCAGCATCTTTGGGTGCAGGAACTACAGCGTATAGTTCATCAAACGAAATATCTAACACATCAGGATCAGCTTACACAGCTGGTGGAAAAGTAATTACAAGTGTTACTCCAGCTTTAGATGGATCAACAGCATGTTGTGATTTTGCAGACGTAAGTTTTACTTCTGCTTCTTTTACAGCAAACGGATGTTTAATTTACAACGATACACAATCAGATAAAGCGTGTG